AAGTGCAGAAAGGTCTGCATATGAACGTGCTCAAAAAGAGGCAATGCGTCAATGGCGCTTTGAAAACAAAGAGCGCAAACGGACGAATAAATACAACGTTAAAGGATGGAAGATTGATGTAGCAAACCTGACTGGTCAACTTGATTACCAAGATGAGATCAATCGGAGGGACTACCAATATAATCTAGCCATCCGTGCTTATGAACAACGACAAGCTGAAAGGCAATATGCTCAGTCCGAACAGAACTACAGAGACCAACTAAACTTCAATAATCTTGCTGCTGCTAGGGCTTACGAGTCTGAAAAAAGACGTATGCGGGAGATTGAAATTGGTCAAGCCTTTGATCGACAGGACCAACTGGTTCAAGAAGCAAGGGCAGAAGGTGAAGTTCGTGCTCGTGGTCAAGCTGGACGATCTGCTGCTAAAGCATTGCAAGCAGAACTTGCTCAGTTTGGTCGGAATATGGCTATCATGGATGAAAGCTTGCGGAGTGCATACAAGCAACATGAATCTAACATGAAGGATATTGAGCTTCAGAAGTATGGTGCTGACCTTCAAGCAAAGGCTGCCCGTATGCTTAAGCCTGAACGTCTTCCTGAGATTCCCGAACCGCTTGCTGTATTCCGTCCGACGATCCAGAGACCTTATGAGCTTAAGCGTCGTCCTAAGCCTAAAACTCCTGGTTATCAATCGTCTGGAGCAACTTGGATGGCAGCAGCTCAAGGTGGTCTAGGTATTGCATCGTCTATTGCTGGCAGCATGAATCGTCAGTATAGTGGTGGTAAAACAAACACACCAAATTGGAAACAATACGCTTCTTAATAAATGGCAGAACAAGTAAGCTACAAAGGGTACGCCCAGGCTACAGGATTCCGCCCTATTCAAGTATCGAATGCTAATGTTGCTGCTATCGCCCGTGAAGGGGAACGTGTCATACGTGGCATGGAACAGCAACGGCAAGCAGATATCCAAAATAGGACGAGATATCTTGAGAGCCTTCGATACGGTCAACAACTTGAAAAACAAGCACGTGAACGCAACCAACGTTTACGCCAAGAAAGTCGTACGGCTATTGAGCAACAACGTCGTACTAATTTTGAATTAGAAACACGAGCTGCTGAGATCAACGCTAATAACCAGCAACAGATGTTCAAGAACCTTGCGTCCTTGAGCACTACTGCTTACAAACTAGCGGATGATCTTGTTCAGCAAAAGTTTGACAGGGATTATGAACAATCTCTGATTGATACCTTGATGACTGGTGGTGATCCTGAAGCGCAGATGGCTTGGGATAGTGCCAAGAATCAACTGCAGCAAGCAGGTGAGGCTATTGAAACCCAAGCTGATATGCTTGCAGCTAAAGGTGTCAGTGAGACTGAGGTTGAAAAGGTTCGTAGCTTGAACCGTGCCCAGAAGATGGGACGGGACCATGCAATGTCTATCCTTGCTGGTCAACGTTGGGGTGATTGGGTTCAGAACAAACTTGAGACTGATACGGAAACCATCATTAGCATCAAACGTGAAGACGGTACCGTTGAAGAAATCACTCCTATTGAAGCTACAACAAGCGCAGAGAAGGCTGCAGTCCTTAATGCACTGGTTATACCTTACATCAAAGAGAACGGCCTTTACGGGGCTTCTACGCAGTTTCTGTACGGTATGCTGTCGAAGGTCAATACGACCAACGAAGCTATCATTTCTGAGACACGTCAGGCAGAAGTTAAAGCTGCTAAGGAACGTCGGGTAACAGAAGCGCGTGATTCTTTTGCTGATACTAAGTCAGGCGAAATGTTCATGGACGCTTTCCGTGTTTTGACACGTGCCTATGGTGGTGATCGTGGTGCTGCTCGGAAAGATCTATTCAACATCATGTTCCTTGCAAAGGACGAAAGCGGTAATTCTTTGTTTAGTGACACTGAAATCCAAGCAATTCTTGATTTAACATTTCCTGGTCAAAATAAAACCATTGGTGATCAGTATAGCCTTGAAATTGGTGAACTGCGTGATGCACGTCGGGATTCAGAAAACAAACACTTTAGTCAAACCGAAGCCGCTAAAAAACGTGAATTTAGCATTCTAAACGATAAGCTTCGTGAAGAGTTAAATGCTAACCTACTTGACCTTACAGACAACGACCTAGATCAGCTCCATGAAAAGGCTGTTCGTGATGGTAACACTGAAGCTCAAAAACTGATTGCCGATTATCGTCAGTTTACTAATGAGTACAAAAACGATAAGGAAAAAGAAGAGCTTTGGGCAAGTAAAAAAATTCAAGGTACTTTAACTCTTGCTGAGGTACAAGCTGCAATTGGTACAGTTAGTAATGAACTCCTTGCTAAGTGGTTACCTATTGCTCAAAAAGCACAGGCTGATGCAGTACCTCCTGCTATTCAAAAGACAGCTTCTGAGACGATTAAAGCTATCGTTCAAAGTAAAGTCCAATATGACTTCCTGAATCGTAAGGGTGACCTTTCAGTTCCTCTTGCTGTACAGGCTGCTGAAGCTATGTTCCAGCAGGAATTTGTGAAGGGCATGTCCCTTTATCAAAACCAAGGTAAAGCTCAGGAGTATGCACTTGGTGTTGTTCGGGAGAATTTTGATAATCCGAACGGTCTCTTTGCTGTTACTGATTCCACTAAAGGTGGTAAGGTTGGTGGCCCTGCTCGTACATGGTTTAAAAATTTTGACATCAAGCGTCAAATCCCTACCATTGATAATCTACGACAAACAGTTAATGAAAACGGTGGTAGTAATGCCTTGTCTACTGTGTCTTTGATTGATCCATCAATCCTTGATAATACAGTTAAACGGTATAAGGCTACTAATCGTGTTGAGATTCCTCAACGTGCTCAAGACCTAGCTAACATGTTTGGTGGTCAAATCAGCGCATTGGATGTACTTAATGCTCAAATTAAGTTCCACTCTACTGATCCTGCTTATAAGCATCTAGAGCAGATCCCGATGGAAGCACTTAAGGCTGCACAAGATGCAATCAATCCTGACTTCCAATTCTTCACAAATTACCAACCAAACCCTATTCGTACTGATATTGCTTTGATTGGCAGTGGTATGCCTAATATGTATACCAATCCTCAAATCACTAATGAACAGCGAGCTGCGCTTAATGTACTTGCTAAGTATGAATCGGGTGCTGCTGGTTATAATGCTGTTAATCAGATTGGCATTAAAGGTGGTCGTGGTGTTCTAGGTTTTAGTGGTGACTTCCGTAAGATGAAACAACACGGAGGCCGTCCGTTGACTGACATGACTGTTGGTGAGATCATGAATCTCCAAGCCAACAACAAAATGTCTAATGAAGAATGGATTGCTTCTGGACGACTTCATGCTGTTGGTAGGTATCAGTTTATCGGTCCTACTCTTGCTGCATGGGTAAAGCGTCTTGGTATTTCACCAGAGGCTAAATTTACTCCTGAAGTGCAAGATGCCTTGGCTCTTGCTTATATGAAGTCTGCAGGTATTGGTCCGTGGGTTGGTCCCTCAGATTATGCTACAGCAGAAGAGCGTGCCATTATTGAGCGTGCTCGAACCCAGAACCTTAGCTTTGGTCCTGGCCAATGGCGTCAAGCCAGTAACATGAATCCTAATGTTGTTAGCCGCGTAAGCGGTAATTGATATGGCTGATTATTTTAACATTCCACAAGATATGCAGGTCGTTAATTACGATCCTGAAGAAGAACAAAACCAAGCAGCAGCCCAACAGCAGGAACAACGTCAGTTGCTGGAGGGACGTGAACAAGAACAAGCTGAGTTGGAACAACGTCAAGCAGAACTTGATGCTTTGGATGAGCCGGAGCCTAGCATCCCAGAACGAGTAGTACAGCATGTTGGTGGAAACATTAAAGGTGCCTTGACTCGTTCTGGCGCTATGGCTGCAGGTACACTTGATACTGTATTTAATGCTGTAGGTCTAGTGCCTTGGCTGAAACCAGTTGATGAGTGGTGGGATAAGACAAAACCCAAATATCAAGACCCACTTAACAAGGCAATCTATAACGCTTCTTCTGTTATTATTCCTAGCCTTCTTGGTGGTGGTGCAGTTGTTGGTGGTCTTGGTAAGGTTACCCAAGCAATGAATATCAGCAAGCGTGCCCGTGTTATTGGCTCTATTGCTGCTGACCTTGGTGTAGACACTGCTGTTGCTGCTACTGCTTCTATCACTGATGAAGATGATAACATTGCACGTGCATTAAACGATTGGCTTGGGTTTGATATTCCTTGGGCTACTCGTGATGGCGACAGTCCTGATGTACGGCGTGCCAAGAATATCCTTGAAAACCTTGGTTTGGGTGCAGGTCTTGGTGTGCTTCAAGGTTTCTTTGCACTAAAGGGTGGGATGAAGCTTGTCCCTACTGACCCTAAAGCTGCTAAAGCGTTGAAGGAGTCTGAAGATGCAGCCACTGCTGCACGTGCCATTGATCCTGAAGCTGATGATGTAGCAGATGCAATCCAGCAATCAGCAGACGCACGTACTGCTGCTCAGACAGATGAAGGTGTCCGTCAACTTGAGATGTTCCAAGATACGGATACCTATAATCCATGGTTCAATGAACCGCATGAACCTCAAGCACGTGCTATCCCTAATGTAGAAGCTAATCCTCTTGGTGCAAAGGCAGATCATGCTAGGATACAAAACAACGCAGGAACCACTTACGGTCGTGCTCGTGCTGCTGTAACTGATTCTTTCCAGAAGAAGTTTATGCAGGCTGCTGATGGAACAGAACGTAATGATTTCCTTCAGGAACTTTTTGCTGGGTTTGCTCCTAGTGTAGATGCAGTTATTGGTAAGACTAAACTTACTGCCAAACAACTTGACTCTGCAGTCGATAACCTTACTTCTGCCGTATTTAAAACTGACTTAAATGATTTTATCAAGACTGTTAACAGTATGAAGAAAACAGTCTACGAAGGTCAAAAGTTTCTTGGTGAAGAAGAGTGGGTTATTGCTTCACAAGCTTTTAAGCGTGCATTTGAAGAAGTCTACGATCCCAACAGTATGCGTGCATCTGCAATGATGACACAGCAATCTGCTGATACTGTTGCTGATACTTCTCGTGGTGTACTGCTTACTGGTGATAGTATGGACACCACACGCCAACAAGAAATTATTCTTGAAAAGTTGGAGCTACTTGCACAGGAAGTACGTGCTAATCAATACATTGCTGGCCGTACCCTTGAGTACAAGAAGCTAGTTAAAGCCGGCAACAATGAAAAAGTTGCTGAATGGATGGCTAAGCAGTCGGAAGATTTTACTGAAAACCTTCAAAAGGCTAAGGAAAAGGGTACTACTGTTGTCCAAACTTTGAAGGATATTGCTAAGGAAAATCCTTCCTATTTGCAACCTTTTATCAAGGCATATGATGCAACTAATGGTGATGTAGACACACTGTTTAAGCTTCACCGTTGGACTGAAGAACACATTGGTGTTATCAAGAAAGGTCTCTTTGATCGTAACCCTGAAATTCCCAGCTACATCATCCAAGGTCTGCGTGGTATCCGCTATAACAGTGTGCTGTCTGGTCTTGCCCCATTGCGAGCACTTACTGGTGCCATGATTGCTACTGCAGCTAAACCTGTTTCTGTGCTTGCTGGTGCTGCTGCTCAAGGTGATGTCGCACAGATCAAACGTGCTTTTTATACTTTTGGTGGCATTACTGAGAACTTCCAACGTGGTATAAAAATGATGGGAGAAGAGTGGCGTCTTGCTGTTAGTGCTCCCGAAGAAGCTGCGTTGCGTGGTCGTGGTGATCTATTCCAAGCTAAAATGAATGACTTGGAAGTTATGGAGTCCATGGCTGAAGGTTGGCGTAAAGAAGGTAAGATGGGTAAGGTTGGTTTGTGGAACCTTGCTAAAAGTATGTCTTGGTTGAATAACAACAAATACTTCCGTTACGGTATCAATGGAATGTACGCCATTGATGGCCTTACCAAATCTTTCATGGCAAGTGGTGTTGCTCGTGCTAAGGCATACGATGAAATCTTTGAACAGACAGGTGGTGTTGTTGACAAGACCTTTGATAAACTATTCAAAGCTAAGCAACAAGAGTTGTACGACAAAGCTTTCGATAAAACTGGTTTGTTGACTGATGAAGCTGCTAAACATGCAGCAGGTGAAATTGCACTAAACCTTGATAACAAACTTGTTAGTGAACTGGAACGTGTGATGCAACGTGTGCCTTTTGCACAAACCTTGTTCATGTTCCCACGAACGGGTGCTAATGCACTAGAGTTTGGTTGGTCTTTCAATCCTCTTAGCAGCATTGGTCCTGCTTTTACCAAAGCTCGTAACGTTCTTGACGCTAAGACCACTGAAGAGATCACTGCTGCTCTTGCTGAACATGGCCTAGAGTATAGCATGGAAGCCTTCCAAGCACTTAAATCTGAGTACATTGGTCGTCAGATTATGGGTGGTACTGTGGTTATGACTGCTGGTATGTGGGCACTTAACGGTAATCTTACTGGTAATGGTCCTCAAGCTGGTGAAGAGAAGCGTCGTATGATTTCAATGGGATGGCAACCATTGTCGATTAAGAACCCAGTTACTGGTGAATGGCATAGTTATCAAGGTCTAGAACCTTTTGACACCCTTCTTGGTCTTGTGGGTGACTGGGCATATCAATCTTCTAGGGTTGATCAAGCATGGTCTGAAGAGATTGGACGTAAGATTGCTTATTCTATTAGCATGAACATTGCTAACAAAACCTTCCTCAGTGGATTTGAACCTCTCATCTCTATGTTGTCTGGTGATGAATCTGCTTGGAGTCGGTTTATGGCAAGTAATCTTGATTCCCTGGCTCCATTCTCAGGTGCTCGTGGTTTACTTTCTAAAGCCATTACTCCTCAGCTAAAAGATGTAGAAAACGATTTTCTATCGTACATTGCTAATCGCAATAAGTTCCTACCTAGTGTTGGCGATGGGTTGGAAGACATGCTTGATGTTTACACAGGTGAACCTATTAAATACTTTGAACCATTTACTGCTGCGATGAATGCTTTCATGCCATTCTTCAAGAGTAATGGTGGTATGGAACCCTGGCGTCAGTGGCTTCTGTCTACTGGATGGGATAACCTAGAGACTGTTCGGACTAATCCCAATAGCAAGGAACCGCTCACACCAAAAGAACGCCAATGGGTAAACAATTGGATTGCACAGAATATCGACCTCAAAGGTTCTATTGAGCAGATGATGAACCATCCCGACAAGTATTGGGATAAACTGATCAAACTTGAAGTTAAGCAACGTGGTCAACTAAAGCAATCAGAGCGTCCAATTAAAAAACTGATTGTTCACCGTGAACTAGATCGTCTTCATACTGAAGCTTTCAATCAAGCTTGGGCTGCTTGGGAACAATCTAATTCTATTGGTGCACATATTGGTGCGCTGAAAGATCTCAGGAATCGTCAGCTTGAAGCAGGTGCTCAATTCGAAGCATCCTCTACAGTTAAGCAAATCCAAGACCTTCTTCAAATGCAAAATAAGTAAATGGCTACTACAGAAAACTTACTGCCTGGAAATAATACACCAGGTCCATATGATTTTACCTTTAAATGGTTGGAATCTTCTGACATTTATGTGTCAGTAGATGGGGTAGATAAAACTGAAACTACAGATTACACTCTGCAAGGTCTTAATTTTACCGCCAAAGAAGGCGGTCAGGTACTGTTCACTACGTCCATCCCTAGTACTTCAAGTATTCGTATTTACAGAAACACTGACGACACTGCGACTAAAGCTATTTTCTATGCCGGTTCTGCCATCCGTTCACAGGATCTGAACGATAACTTCACGCAGAACCTGTACGTTACTCAAGAGATTGCTAACAATGCCTTCCTAACTGATGGTTCCAACCCACTGGTTGGTGACTTTGATATGGGTGGGTTTGAGGTTATTAACCTTGGAGACCCTACCTCTGATG